CTGGAACTGGATCACTTAAAGTTCCAAATGGTACTACTGCTGAACGTGATAGTTCTGCTGAAACTGGTATGCTTAGGTGGAATACCACGACTGGTTCTACTGAAGTATATGATGGATCTGCTTGGGGCAACATTGGTGGTGGAGCTATTATTTCAACCACTGCTCCTTCTGCTCCTAACCCTGGAGATCTCTGGTATGATTCTGATGATGGTCGTTTGTTTGTATACTATAACGATGGATCTACATCTCAGTGGGTTGATTCCTCGCCGTATGGATTGCCAACTGACCTAACTGTTGATGGAACACTAACTGTTGATGGAACTACTACACTGAATGGTAACTTAGATCTACAAGATGATGATAAAATCTTGCTTGGTACTGGTGATGATTTTGAGATTTATCACAATGGATCAAACAGCATCATTGGAGATGTTGGAACAGGTAATCTTCAACTTCAAGCAGCAACAACCACCAGATTAGAAATCACAACTTCTGGTGCCACAGTATATGGAAATCTAGATTTACCTAATGTAAATAGTTACATAACAGGTGGTGGACATAACGTACTACAAGTCGATAGCGGCAAAACCTATTTCTATGGTGGCACTAGTGGCGTTGAGATTCGTAAAGCTGACAACAGTGCTTTTATTGTTACTGTTGATAATGACGGCAACTCTGTGTTTTTTGGTGATATAGAACCAGGTGTAGATGCCACACAAGATCTTGGTTCAGCAACTAAGCGTTGGGCGAACATCTACTCTGCTGACCTTCAACTATCTAACGAGGGTGCTGCTAACGAGGTAGATGGAACCTGGGGTCAGTACACAATTCAAGAGGGTGAAGATGACCTGTTCCTAATAAATAGAAGGAACGGTAAGACATATAAGTTCAATCTTACAGAGGTTTAGTAAATGCCATTATTCACATCTAGTATTGAGTTGTCGGATGATTACCCGTCAATTCGACCATCATTGAATTTAAATTTTGCTGGATCTCGTGCTTTAGATCCTCGTATTACATTTACGAGAGCATCTGTTGGAACTTATGTTGATGGGAATGGACAATTTAAAACTGCTGGTAATGATGAAGCACGCTTCGATCATGATCCATTAACTTTAGAGAGTTTAGGATTGTTGATTGAGGAGTCAAGAACAAACCTTGTTAATAATAGTACTAACAATAGTTCTTGGAATGTGGTTGCTTCTGCTGTTAACGAAACAACTTATCCAATTAAAGGATTGGCAACGACAAGAGTGGCAGATAGTCCTAGTGATGGTGATAGTCCTTATCTGGGGTGTTCTAATTTTGGCACAGGATCTTCAATCTCAATGTGTATGTCGATCTATGTTGATGCCGTAAATTCTACTTCAGATACAATAACATTATTTTTATTTGGTTCTGGTTATATTAATCATACTTGGAATATATCGACAGGTGTTCCAGTCCCTACTGAAAGTTTTAGTATTAATGGTTCTAACTATAATAGTGGAAGTCAGGAATTTATTGATTGTGGCGGTGGAATTTATAGATTGATTTTAAAAGCTAACTATATTGGATCAGTTACTACTACTGCCAGATTTTACTTAGCTCCTTCTGGTGGAGCCAGTGATTATTGTATTGTTGCGGGAGCACAAATGGAACAGGGTGCTTTCCCAACCTCTTACATTCCCACCAGCGGAACCGCAGCGACTCGTGCCCAAGATACTCCACTCATTACAGGAACAAACTTCACTGATTTTTATAACCAAAGTGAAGGAACATTGGTATTGTCTGCAGACATTGGTTATCTTCCTGTATCTAATCAATCTGCAGTAGTATTTGAAAATACATCAAGTCAATCTACAGATTTAATTGCGTTAGGATATAGAGTTGGTGGAGGAGCTTCTGGAAATCTTGGTGGTTGGTATCAAGGTAATGGTGCTACAGCTACATTCAAAGATCATAGTGTTGGAGTAACTGTTAATTCCGAGTTTAGACAAGCATTTGCATATAAAACAGATGATCTTGCTTCAGTTGTTAACGGAACAACTCCTTTAACTGATAATAGTGGAACATTATCTACTAGTATTGATAGAGTAAGATTTGGAGAATATTATTCTGATGGTATGACTAGCGGACACATTAGACAATTTAAATATTATCCCAAGCGTCTCACCAACGCTCAACTTCAACTACTTACTTCTTAGAACAATGACTACTAATATCGGAACAGGACCACAGGATATTCCACTTAACCAATTCCTTGGTGAGCAAGCTTTTCTAGACAAACCATCTAAAGTTCCTGCGTTTGTTGTTCAATTAAACAACGATAATGACCAAGGTGGTCAGAATTCTATAATCACGGACAACAGTAGTCCTGGTACTATTATCATACCAGAAGATGTAAAGTATGACAATTATGGTGCATACAGCACTGCAACAGGAGAGTACACAGCTCCTATTGGTGGACTATATTATTTTACTTTTACCTCTAACATGAGAACACAAGGTCTTTCAGGTTCTAATAGTGTAATTGTTAATCAGTATTATGTTAATGCGACAGAATATATTAGAGCGTATGAAACTTATGGTAACGGTCAAAGTTGGAGACATAAAACTTTTACTGCATTAATTCCTTTGGTTGCTGGAGATAAAGTTACTTTTAGATCTTACAATAATGGCGGTAATCATTATTTTGATAGTGATGGAAAGTATACTCAATATAGTGGAATGTTAGTATCATATTGATTGGATAAATACATCAGGGTATCTCTAATCTAAAATCAAATGGCAATTGTATTTCCAGCAAGTCCTAGTAACAATGATACTTTTACTGTAGGATCTATCACTTACACCTATGATGGTTCTAAGTGGATTGGACTGGGTGTTACTCCTACTGATAGATTGATTGAAGGTAGCAATAGTTTAGAGATTACTGCTGGCAATGAATTACTTTGGACTGGAGGTAAGGTTGGTGTCAATCAGGTCACACCAATTGCCATTTTCCATGCTAAATCTGGAGCAAATGACGGATCACTTGTTTCAACTTTTGAAGGAGCAACTAATAACAAATTAAATATAAGATTTGATACCTTTGGTCCAGTATTGGATGTTACAGCAGGTGACCCACTTGCTTTTGAGATTGGTGGTAGTGAAAAGATGCGCCTGGACGGTTCTGGTCGGTTATTAAAATCAGGACAAGCAGCACTAACTTCAACATCACAAACTCACCCAATACAAGTTGCTGCTGATTCTCAAGCGCAGAATATTGTTTGTTACGGTAGAGCAGCGGATGATATTAGTGCGATAAGTTTTTATGAAGCAGATGGAACCACAAACTTAGGAGAGATTCAGTATCGTCAAGATCATCTTAACTTCAGGCATCGTGTTGGAGACATTCGTTTTGCTAGTGGTGGGACAGCAGAAACACTTCGTATAGATGGTTCTGGTCGTATTGCACAAGGTGAAAGAACACCAACTAATCATGGTTCTCCAAACCTTTTATTGTGGGGTACAGATCCTACAATGATGCTAGCATCAACTGGATCCACTAATAATTCAAGTAGTGTTGGAATCAAATTTACTGTTGCTGGTGGTAGCACTGGTGATTATTCCAAAGCAGGTATCTTTGTCCAGAGGCAAGATTCTTACAATGATCTTGATATGATCTTTGCATTTAGATCAACTAATGATGCTGATGGAGTGGCGATATCTGATGAAAAACTTCGTATAACTTCTGATGGTAATGTTGGCATTGGGAATAGTAGGAGTGCATACCCGATTGACTTACAATCTACTACAAGTCCCCTCACTCTCAATTTAAAATTAAATAAAAGTTCTACTACTGGTGATTATGCTGAGATCGCATTCCAGTTATGGAGTGGTGCTGGAGCTGGTCTTAATACTTTTGGTAATGCTAATGAAACTAGTAGACCAAGTGTGGTTCTCAGAGCAATAAATGAAAACACCAACAGTGCTGGTGGTTCATTTGTTATTGGTAGTTTTCCAGGTGGAAATGATAACTCTTCTTTAAAAGAAAGATTTCGTATAACTTCAAAAGGTGAAATCCAAACTGGAAATTATCAAGGATCGAATAATATTTTAAGACAAATTGCACGAGGTACTGGCAATACCAGTGAAACATTTACATCTACAAATATGGGAATGGGAGATAACAATACAGCTTTAATTAACATAAGCCTCGGTGGGACTGGTAGTTTGCAACACTGGGGAGGATGTTTATTGTACTGGCACATGCCTCGTGGCGGTAACTCTGTAATTCATCAAACAATTGTTCCCGCCTACGCAGGATCAGGTATCTCAACATTTAACGTTACTGTTAGCGGTAACAGCCTTGTTGTTAACAAAGACAGTGATGTTGGCGTTTTCGTTACTATTATTGGTGGTGGCGGTCAAAATATATTCTAAATATCAAGCATCTCTGCTATAATATAACCAACTATTCTTTATTATGTTTGAATCTAGACCTATCATACCTATCAGAGATGGGTGGTTAGAAGTTCGTGT